CTGGCCGGCGAGCTTCTGCCGCTCACCCAGCACCCGCAGGCCATCGGCCGTGACCCCAAACGCTTTGGTGATCTGCTCCGTCGTCGCGTGGTTCTTCTGGGCAATCGCGATCGCGTCGATCGTGGCCGCGGACAGGCCGCGGACATTCTGCTGAGCGGCGGCGAGCCGTTCCGACGAGACCGCATAGGCGTCGTTCTGGTCCTGGATGTCCTGGACAAATTCTCGCGTCTGCGCCGCCGTGCCGGTGGCGGCGGCCGACCATCCCATCCACGCCTCGATGTTCTTTTGAATCGCGTCCGTCCAGCCGGTGGTCTCGCCGATCCAGGTGCCGATCTTCCAGCCCGTCATCCCCGCGGCGAAGATCGCGGCCCCGGTCGCCATGACCCCGATTTGACTGGCGGTCTTGCCGGCCATCGCGGCCATCTCGCCGAGGCCCGAGGTGTACTTGCCGACATTGATGCCCGCCGACGCGAGCATCTGATCCACCTGGGTAATGGACCCGTGGAGCGTATTGATCGGCCCCACGGGGGCGGTGCCCATCTCATTGAGGGAGGCCTCGACCTTGACGGCGCCGCCCTCGAGCCCCTTGAGCGACACTTCCGCCTTCTGCGCCGCGGTGTAGAACGCGGAGAAGTCCGCCTGGAGGACGCCCGTGACCGCCATCTAGTTAGCTCGCTTCATGGGTGACCATCTCGATCAGGAGCTCATAGACGTCAGCGTCGAGGTCACGGACCCACTCGTAGCGCCAGCCGCAGTGGGCGGCGAGCTTGAGGTCACTAAGGACATGACTACGCCAGGTCGGGTTTTTTTTTCGGCCGCGCGTTCCGCGTCCATCGCCGCCTCGTGCGCGTCGATCGCCTGCCGGATCTCGTCGAAGTCCTCGGCGGCGAGCTGGTCGAGCGTCTGCTCGAGCGCGGCGAGCGGGACGTCGCGGATCGCCACGGTCTGCCCGTCGTGATCGCGCAGGGACCAGTCGAGCAGGTACGCCGTGATCGTCGAGAGGCCGACTTGCATCGGGTTGACGGTAAATTTGCCGTCCACGCCCGCCAGATACATGCGCGCGACGCGCGCGCGGCGTTCGCCGGCGGTGAGCCGGGCGCGGACCACTAGCGTGTCGCCGTGGCTGATCGTCAGCGTGCGGACGTCTGGCCGGATAAAACGCGAGTCCACGTCCCCTCCCCTTCTAGGCGGCCGAGCTGGGCCGTCAGCTTTCCATTCACGAGATCAAACGCCTCGATCGGCCAGCGCCACACGCCGCCCTGGTAGGGCGCTTCAAACAGCAGGGGCCGTTGCGTCAACTTGAACGCATCGGCCATCACCACGGTCGCAGTCAGGGCCCATTTGTCGTGGTGGGGCTGCTCGCGCCGCACGACCCGGTAGCCTTCGATCACCGCGGCGCGGTAATAACTCCACTTCACGATCCCGACGACACCGCGCAGCATCGTCCGACTAGGGCTCCATCACCCACGGGCCGGCGCCCTTGAACTTGCCTTCGTGCGTCACCGCGCCACTCGCGCTGCAATCGATCGACCCGTCGAGATACGCCAGGCCCTTCCAGAGGTACGTGGGATCAACCAGATCCGGCACCAGGTGCAACATCACCGCAACCGCGCCACCAATGGCATCGAAGATCACCATGTAGGAGGCCTTGTCGTAGCATCCCTTGTACGAGCCCCCTATGTCCCTCAACCCAGCCACGGACTGCTTCTCTGTGTCGCCGAAGCAAGTTACGTCCACGAAATCTCTCGTCATCTCGAGCGTGAATGCGTTGATACTCGCGACCTCCACGACGGTCGCGCCGCCGGTCGGGTCCATCAAGATTTGTCCGCGGTTGCCATGTATGCGCGCCATCACTCACTCCGTTTCTGAGAACACCTGGTCATCGGGAACCTGCCGCGCGACCTCGGGGGCCGGCGTGACGATCACTTCGTAGCGGCCGCCGCGGTGCTGCCAGCGGTTCGCGCGGTCGACGTCGTCGAGCTGGATCTCCCGCACGAACCCAACCCGCCGCGTCAGCGTGTGGTCATAGCCGGCGATCGTTAGCAGGACGTCCTGCAGGAGCTCGTAGATGCGGGCCTGGGCGGCGTCGCCATTCAGATCCGCGGCGGCCTGCTCGACCGCGGCGACGCGCAGTACGAAGCGCTCGAAGGCCGGCCCGCCGAATTGGTACGAGTCCTCGTGCGTCTCGAGCGTCACGACCACAAACTGCGTCGCCGGCCCCTGGCTCATCCCGAAGAACACCCCGCCGGGCATCAGCGCCAGCAGCGCCGCGTCGGCGGCGAGCGCGGCCATCACCGCGACGAGGACCTCGTTGGAGTTGCTCACGACAGGCGGACCTCGAACCCGGCCCGCCGGATCACGTCCGCCAGATCCCGGTAGAGCGCGGCGCGGACCCGGATCATGGTCGGCACCAGCACGTTCGCGGCCGGCATCCGGCCCCGATTCCAGCCGTTTTTCGTTTGGCGCACGCGCGTGCCCTCTTCAAAGAACCGCGCGTAGCGCGCCTGGCTCTTGACCGCGGCGGCGGTGCCGTAGGTGGCGGCGGGAATCGACACCACCTGCACCTGGGCGCGGAGCTGCCCCGTCTTCCCGGCGGGGTACTGCGCGACGATCGCGCGCTGCGCCTGCGTCGCCGAATCGCGCACGAGCGTGACGGCTTCCGCCTTGAGCTCGGCCGGGAGCCGTTTGAACGCGTCGCGGAGGCCCGCGAGGCCGACGAAGGTCAGGCGCGCGCTCATGTCTCCACCGCTAAGACTTCCATCGCGATCCCGCGCGCGTCGGCATTGCGGACGCCGGCGACCGCATAGGTGCGCCCGTTGAAGAGCATCCGCGTCGCCGTCGAGACGCCGGGGTGATAGGCCCCGCGGACCAGCACCACGTCTTTCGTGATGACGCTGTCGGCGGCGAGGCGCTCCTGGTCGGTGACCGCCGCCGGATCGACGCTGACGTACCACGTCGCCGGCGCCAGGTCCGTCCACGTAAACGTGGCGCCGCCGTCGCCGTCGGAGACGGGCGGGCCGGGGTCCTGGAACGTCACGAGGTGCCGCGTCTCGCCGATGCTCATGCGAGGGCCGGATCGCGCGTCCGCATCAGCAGCAGCGAGATCCCCTCCCAGATATGTTCGTCGGGCACGACGACGACATCGTCGCCGCGGTGCGCCCACAGGTAACCCAGCATCTTGAGCGTCGCGGCCTGGACGACGTCGGGCGCGGTCGTCTCATCCCAGGCCGGATCGGCGCGCGTGCCGATGTAGTCGTAAATCAACGCGCTCGCGTGTTCGAGCAGCAGCGTCACTTCCGCATCGCGCGCCGGATCGGTGACGTGGAGATGGAGCTTCGCGTTGGCCAGGGTCTCGAGCGTCATCGGTCGCCCCCGCGCGCATCGCGCCCGCGCTTCACCATCAGCTGCCAGTCGGCCGACGTGCCCGGGGTGCCGGTCGTGGGGCGGCTGCAATGCCAGGCCGAGCCGCCCGCCGTGACGACGTCGCCCGGGTCGTAGGTCTTGCCGGCGACATGCACCCCGAGGTACTGCAGGCCGGGGAGGCCGTCCTTGCCGTCGAGGCCATCACGGCCGGGCGGGCCGGGCGGCCCCGGCAGCGGCGCGCGGACCTCGAGCGCCTCGAGGCGCGTGCCAAGGGCGCCGAGCGAGGCGTGCAGGGTGTCGAGCGAGATGGCCACGCGCCCACCACCCACCTCGAGCTCGGCGACCCTCAGCGCCATTGGGCCCAGCAGGCCCCGGATCGTCTGCCCCAGATGTTCCGCCAGGACCTCAGGCCGCATGGTGGAGTCCCTCGAGTGATTTAGTCAGCGTGTCGATGAACTGTTTTTCCTCGGCGGCGTCGTCGACGGGCGCCGGCGGGAGGGCCGTCACCGCGGGCGCGGCGGGCGCCGGTTTCGAGAACGGCGAATCGGCGTCGCGTTCGGCGAGCGCGGCCAGCGAGTAGTTCTGCTGCTGCATGTACGGCGTGTCGCCGCCCTTCACGGTGCCGAGGCCAAACCATTTCTGGCGGGCCTCATCCGGGGAGAGCGCGCCGGCGCCGATGGCTTCCGCGGCGGCCTTGGTCTTCGTCGCCGTCACCATCCAGATCAAATCGTCGATGTTGAATTCGGTCCCGTACGGCGCCTTGAGCTCGAGGCCTTCATCGAGCGACGTCTCGAAGTTCGTCAATAGGGACTGGATGCACTGCGAGTGATATTTCATCCACAGCGCCTCGAGGTCCCCGCTCGCGGCGTCGTCCAGGTCGAGCAGCTGCGGCGGGACGTGGAAGCAGGTACAGACCTGCTTCGCGGTCCAGTTCAATTGTTCAATCAGCTGCGCGTCGGCGGCGCTCACCGTCATCGGTTCGTACTTGAGGCCCTTGCCGACGACGGCGACGCGGCCGATGTTCGCGCCCGAGAAGTTTTCTTCCCAGTAGGTCTTGATGCGCAGCGCCTGGTCTTCGCCGATTTCCCCGGGCGCGGTGAGCACGCCGCCGGGGTGCGACCCGCCGCGGAAAAACTGTTCGCTCTTGGTCTGGATCGTCAGGCCCTGCTGCGCGGCGAGGCCGCAGGCATAGAGCGGCGTCACGCCAACCAGCGGATGGAAGAGCGTCACCATCGGGTCGTGGATGATCTCGCGCGCCGGCACAACCAGGTCTTGCCCCTGCGGCAGGTCGTCGGCAATGCCGACCAGGTTGTCGCGCTTCAGGCCGTAATAGACGGCGCCATCGGGCGCGATCAGCGGCGTCACGCGGGACGGGTCGAGCACATACAACGCGACGACGACGCCGCGCTCGTCACGCTGCTTCAGCACGTAGGCGTTCCCGGCGACGAGCTTCGACGTGATCCACTGTTCGACGAACTTGACGATCGTCTGATAGCGGTTCGGCTTGCGCAGCACCGGCGAGTAGGCGGGGTTGCTGGCCTCGGTCCAGATGCCGGCGCCGTTATTCGTGACAAGCCGCAGGTGCAGCTTACCGATGTCGGTCGCGATCAAGGTGACGCACCCGAAGACGGCGAAGTACGACAGCGCGGTCGGCGCCGCGATCTCGTCGTTATTCTGCCAGGCGCCCATGTACGGCTCACGGATGAGCGGGAACCACCCACCCCGCGCCGCGGCCGGCGAGAGATTCACCGGCGCGCGGGCGGCACGGGAGATGGTCAGGCCGAAGATCCGCAGCATCAGCCCTCAGACGAGCGGGTAGACGGCGCCGGTCAGGTAGTACGCCGCCGTGCTCTTCGCTTTCTTCCAGTTGATGAAGCGCTCGGCCCGCAGCGCGACGAGGTTGTCCTGGAACATGTTGGTCCAGACCGTCGTCGCCGGGTCGGACGGGTTCACGGGCGCGTCGTTCATCTGCAACGTGGCTTCGCGCGACACGTCGATCTTCACGCCGCCGTCGTCCGCGAGCAGGATGTATTCCGGCTGGAGCCCGATCACTTTGTCGCCGACCGCGTTGCTGGCGATGATCGTCACGCCGTTCGCGTTGCCGCCGTCCGGGCCGACGTTCGGGAACATGATCTGCCCGAGCGCGTCGCGCTTGTAGCCCATCGCGAAGGCGTTGGTCTGGCTCATGATGATCACCAGGCCGCCGAGCGGAACGCTATTCCCCGAGAAGTACGTGACGATCGTCCCGAGGTCCGTGCCGGCGTTGTCGGCGGAGGCGGCCGTCCCGGCGCCGTTGGTGATCGAGGCCGGCGAGACGTTCGTGACTTCCGCGACGGCCGGGTCGGTGAACTGCGTATCCAGGAACTGCGCGATGCCCTTGATCATGTCGTTGCGGACGATCGCCTCGGCCGACGGCGACGAACTGCGGACCAGTTCCTCCGTGAGCACGATGATCCCGGCCGCCTTCGCCATCCCCAGTGACGCCGACGTGAAACCGAGCGACCCCACCGGCTTGGCCTTCGCCTGGCCGACCCATTTGTAGGTGCCGCCGCTGCTTTGTACCGGGACCGACACATTGAAGGGGACCTGCGTCAGGCCGGGGATGCGGCCGAGGATCGTCGCCGGCCGCGACAACTCAATAAATTCGTTCGTGAGGTTCGAGACGGTGACCAGGGCGCCGGCCCAGGTCGCGTCCGTCGTCGTGCCGGGCGCCACAGCCGCCTTAATCAATAACTCGACTTCGGGCGTCGAGTCCCGGTACTGCTTCGCGTACTCCAGCGCGCGGAAGCTGTCGCCGCCGGCCTGCACCATCGTTTTGACGTACCGCACGAACGCCGTGCCCGGCGCGACCGTCGACCGCACGGTGATTTGTGGCAGCGCCGACGGCCGATAGTTCGGCGCGGCGTTCGTGGTGAGCGGGACGGGGACGGCCGCGGCCGCCTGCGTCTTCTCGAGGGCCCGCAGGCGCGTCAAGTGCGCGTCGGTGCTCTTGACCTCGAGCTCAAGCCCGTCGTACTCCTCGCTCTGCTCGGCGTCGAGCGTCGCGCCGGCGTCGCCGGCGTTCGTCATCAGCTCCACCATGCGCGCGGCCAGGGCGGCGCGCTTGTTTTCCCATTGCGTGATCTGTTCGGTCGTGGTCGGTTTCATGGTCGATCGGGTTCCTACCCGGACAAGCGGCAGGCCCGAGACGCCGGGCGGGGTGAGGCCAGACGCGGCCAGGTGCGGCGCGTCGTACGACTTGATCGTGTGGATCGTCGTCTCGACATTCGCCGGCACGGTCACGAGCGACAGCTCGCAAATTTCGGTCTTGAGGAGGTGCATCCCGCCCGACTTCAGGAAGGCGACGCCGTCGGCGAGCGGGCGGAACCCGATCGACACGCCCGTGATCAGGCCGGCCTTGATCGAATGCCACGCCTCATTGACGCGGTCGCGGACCAGTCCCGGCTCGGCGATCTCCGGCAGCTGCGCTTCGAACGCGATGCCGTCGCGCGTCGCCGTTAGCGTGACGCGGCCGACCGGACGTTCGCGGTCGTGATGCAGCAGGAGCGGGAGGGGATTGGTGAAGGTCGCGCCGAGCGGCTCGAGGATGTCGCCGCGGCGGTCGGGGGTCGGCGTCGACGCCAGGCCGGAAAAGGAGCGGCGCTCCCCGTCGAAGGCCTTTACCGACAGCAGCGCGTACGCGCGATCGAGCACGCCGGGCAGCGTAGCGGCCGGGCCGGCGCGCGCCTATTTACGCGCGACAGATTGTCGCTTCGTGTCGGTCGGTGTCGGGCGCAGTCGGTCGCGGATGAATTCCGACAGACTCATGCGGGCATCACGGGCGCGGGCGTACAGCTCGTCGTACTTTTTCGCCGGCAGCCGGAACCCCATGCGGACCGATGTCGGATCGTCGGCGTCGAGCGGCGGGCGGCCAGGGCGGCGCATCATGTCGGACCTCCGAAGATGTAGAGCTCAATGTCTTCCGGCGGGGGCGTCGCGTCGCGGTGCATCGCGTCGAGCGCCATCACCAGCGCATACACGCCGTCGATCCGCTCGGTCGATTTCGCCTTGCTCGGTTGGATGTTGCCGGCGTTGTCGGTGTCGACCGACGCATTCTGGATGTTCCACCGCAGGATGGGGTGCCCGTCGTGGCGGATCGTCTTGTCGAGGATCGCCATTTCAAGCGCCTTCGACGGCGCCGAGAGCGAGGCCTTGCCCTGGCGCATCTTCACGCAGGTGAACCCGTCGATCTTCTCGAGCCTGCTGACCAAATCGGTCGCGTTCCACGGATCGAACGCGACCATGCGGACCTGGTAGGTGTCCTGCCATTCGAGCAGGTGCGCGCGCACGAGCTCGTAGTCGACCCGGCGGCCCGGCGTCGCCGTCAGGAACCCGCGGCGCGCCCATTCGTCATAGGGCACGCGGTCCCGGGTGCCGCGTTGTTGGATGCTCTCGGCGGGGCAGAAGAACTGCGGCAGGACCGTACAGCCGGGACCGTCGTCGTCGGGGAAGACGGCGACCGCGGCCGTCAGGTCGGTCGTGGTCGAGAGGTCCAGGCCGACATAGCAGCGCCGGCCGGCGAGCGTCGCCAGATCGATCGGCGCCTGGCAGGCGTCCCAGGCGTCGAGCGCAATCCAGCGCGCGTCCTGTTCGGTCCACTGGTTGAGATAGAGCCGGCGGAACATGTTTTCCTGCGCGGGGATTTCCTGGGCGCGCGCGCAGGCGACGCGCATCTCCTCGAGCGATCGAAAGTCCCCGAGCGCGGGGTTTGCCTTGCGCCACGTCGCCTCGTCGCGCCAGTCGGCCTCGGCCGGCGCTTCCCAGATCACCGGGAGGAAGGTCGGGTCAATCGACGGGTCCTCGAGGACGCGCTTGCCGTGCGCGTAGAGCTCCCAGAGAATCGAATGCCGATCGTAGCCGGCGGTGGAGATCGCAATCACGAGCGGTTGCGCGCGCGCGCCGGTGCTCGACGCGAGCACGTCCCAGAGGTCGCGCGTCGGCGCCGCGTGGAGCTCGTCATAGATCACTCTTGAGGCGTTTAGCCCATGTTTGCTATAGGCCTCGGCACTGATCGCGCGGTAGACGCTGCCCGTCTTGCGATGCACGATCCGTTTTTGCGAGTCGATGATTTCACACGCGGCGTAGAGCTCGGGGTCGTTGCGGATCATCTGCGCGGCGACGTTGAAGCACAGCGCCGCCTGGTCTTTGTCGTTCGCGGCCGAGTAGACCTCGGCGCCGATTTCGTTGTCGAGCATCAGGCCGTCGATCGCGAGCGCCGCGCAGAGCTCCGTCTTACCGTTCTTACGCGGCATCATCAGCAGACAGGTGCGGTACTGGCGAAGCCCGGTTTTCTTATTGATCGAGAACAGTGGACGGATGATCTGTTTTTCTTGCCACGGTCGCAGTTTGAACGGTTGCCCGGCAAAGGGGCCCTTCGTGTGCGTCAGTTGATTAATCAGACGCACTTTCTGCGACGGGATGGACTCGCGCCGCGTGACCTGATCTGTCACGGAGTCCCCTTACGGCGCCGGCCTCGAATACGCGCGCGATGAAGCGGGCGATAACGAAACCGTCTACCGTGAGCGACGAGTAGCGCCATCGCGTAACGCACAAAGGGCAACCCGAGCGGGACGTCCGGGCGGCGCTTCACAGGTGACCGCCCCATTTACTCGCGGGTTCGGGGGCCCGGGCGGCCGGCAGGCGCGCGACCTTGGCGCGGCCCGACGGGGTCAGGCCGAGCTCGGTCCAGAGGCGCTGACAATGCACCAGGGCGCCGTCAGCGATCGCGATGAACGGGGAGGGGCGCACGATGCCGTTGACGTCCGCGGTCATGCCGTGGCGCTGCAGTTGCCAGCGCGCGGCGAGATACGTACTCCACTGCTGGCAGAGCGCGACGACCGCGCCGCGTTCGGCCTGGCTGATGAGCCCACACGCGCGCAGCAGGGGCGCGACCCGGCGCCATTCGGCCTGGGCGCGGCGGTCGCCGGCGAGCTCCCGCGGCGGGGTGTCGAAGCTGGCGTCGAGCCCCGGCGGCGCCGGCTCGAGCTCGGGCGACAGGCGCCGTTTCCCCGGGTTGCCCCGGAGGATCTTTAGCGCCGTCGGTTGCTTGCGCCGGCCGCTGTTCCAGTTCCCGCCCATCGATCACCCCGTCGAGACGCCGGCGGGTTCCCCGTGGAACACGCCGGCCGTGGCCGGCTCACCCCGCGGCGACGCTGGCGCGACTCGCCCTCGTCGTCCTCGTCATCTTCCGCAATCTGGTCGACGTCGACATCGGGGGCCAGGTCGTCGGTTTCGTCCATATTGCGCCTTGTTTGTGGCGTGTCTGATAAGAGGGGTTCAGTTCGGCCTCTCGTCGCCGCGAGGCACAGAAATCACCTCGGTGTCGGGACCGATCAGGGAGCGCAGCGTGCGAGTTAGTTCGCCCTCGTCCGCGCCGTAGAACACCGTGACCGCGCCCAGTCGATCCTCCGGCGCCATCTTGACCGTGCCGATGTCGAAGTAGATGGGGTCACCGGCCTTGAGCCGCCGGATGTTGGCGTCGGACAGACCGAGCACCAGCGCGATCCGGCCGTCCTTGAGTACCGCCTTCGCTTTAACCATCATGCCTCCGTTCGCGCGCCGAGGAAACCTTCTGTGCTCATAGGCTCGTAGCAATCGGCGCAGCCAGCCTTGCCGCATCCATACTCGACGCCGACGCGGCGCTTGAACCCTTCCGGCACCGGACCGCTGGCCCGGAGAGCCGGAGTCAGGTTCGGCCTGACGGCGGAGGCGACCGATGAGGTCTTCCTGATGCCAGCGGGTCTGGATGCTGAACTACGTCATGCGGCCCGCTCAGCCCACGCCCTCGAAGATCCCAAGACGAACTTCGAGGGCGGTAAAGAACAGCAGGCTGGATGGCAAGTTCGAGGTTAACCGATTAGATTATGGCACCCAGATCCTCTTAGATTGAGCCTTTATCAGCTGTCGATGCCGTCAATCCACCACATGTGGCCCCGCGCGCAGCGGAACTGATAATCCTCGTAAGCCCCGTCCGATGATTCCCAACTTCGATACTGAACAGCAGCCCCGCACACCATCTGCACATGACCTTCGTCGCGCAGCATGTGCACCGTCATGACGGGTTCGGTGACGCCGATGTCGATCATGCGCTTGCACGTATCAGGGTGGTCTTTCCACGGCGCGAATTCGCCTTCTGAATCCGCGAACTGTCTGGACGTCGTCATTTAGCCTCCCAAATTCCGCGAAAATGCGGCTGGCACCCGGCACGGCTCTGAGGGGTGAGCGACCGCGCGCGCGGACCCTCCCCCCCGGGGTCAAGATTTCTTCTTCAGCTCGAACCAGTTCGCAGCTGCTGGCTCCGTCGTCTTGAGCCACATCATCATCGCTTTGTAGCAGTCATCGCAGACCTCGGCCATTGTGGGGTCCTGGGTGCGGTCCTTGCCGAATACCGCACGCGATTCCGTAGCGGCTTCAGCGTCCGACCACCCTTTATCGAAGGTGCCGCCGCACGCATCACAAGTGAACTGAACGCCCATCACTCACCTCGCGACGTCTTCACCGTATGGCAGCGCTTACACAAGCCCTGCAGGTTCGCTCGTTCCCAGAAAATTTCGGGAACGCCGTCGTGCTTCCGGATGTGGTCCACGTCCACAGCCAGCGCCTTCACACCACGATCACGGCACGCCCGACAGAAGGGGCCATCCGTGAGCACGGCGGCCCTGAGACGCTGCCAGCGGGTCGAGCAGTACCAGCGATGCACCTGCCGATAGTCCAGCTGGACCAGCCGGACGCGGGGCGCATGCGCCGCACACTTCCCGCTCGAGACCAGGACACCGCAGTTAGGCTCGCCGCAGAACTGCATTACGGCACCGCCGCGAACCCGACGGTGACCACCTTGGACCCGTCGGCAATGCGATAGATTTCTTTCACCTTCATCACCGCTTCGTGCGAGGCGCCGGCGCGTTCGATCCAGCCCTGTAACATCGACGTGTTGACGTGCAGCAAATCGCCCGACCGGACAACTTCGGCGCGCGGGTCGTGGCGGCGCGGCTCGAGTTCGAGCGCGGCCCGCGTCCGCAACTGCCGCGCGCGATCGAGCTCGGCGATCTCCGCCTCGATATGTTCAGTCAGGTGCGCGATGTAGCGATCGAGCGCCCGTTCAATCGTGGTCATTTCCTCGTCCGTCATAGCCGCTCTTTTCCCGTCCGCGTCGTTGAGACATCCCAGCCCTTGGTGCAATGCCCACAGACGACGCACTCCTGATAGATCCGCGAGGCCGTGCGCGCCGTGTAGTACTCGTGGTGCCCATTCGCGATCAGACACCACAGCTCGCGCAGGCCGCGGCGCAGCCAGCTCACCGGCCGTCGACTCCGACGGTCCACCACAGCACGAGCAGCAGGACCGCCAGGACAAGGCCGAACACGAGCAGGACGAGCGCCAGGGCCTTCATTTGGGTGGCCGCGCCGCGGGGTGCGTCCGATAGTAGGCCTCCGCGTCCTCGAGAAATTCCCGGCGCTTCCGTTCCCGGATGCGGGCGACGTGTTCGAGTTCGGCCGGCGTCGGCGCGGGGCGGGCCTGCGGCACGTCGTCGGCCCAGCGTTCCTGGTGCAACCAGGTCGAGGCGTTCGGAATGACCCCACGCTGCCATTGTGGGGTGGCTTTCTGCGCCGCCAGCGCCGCCAGCATGACCGGCAGCGTCGTTTTTTTGATCGCCTTCGTGAACGCGCGACTCGCCGAGAGCTTCGCGACGTGCCGGGGATACGCCAGCCAGAAGCGATCGAAGGCCGCGTATTCGTCCGCCAGGTCGGCGCGTTCGGACATAGTTCACCCTATTTTTTCTTTTAAGAGCATGACGGGACTTAATTACCCAGATACGGACGCACTAAATTGCGCCAATCAGGGCCAAGTCCCGTCTGCTACACGACGCATCTGGTCGGGGCGACATAAGTCCCGGTGAACGTCGAACTCCCCACTGTGCGGTCTGTCCCGCCGTCGCGGATCTCTTCCCGCCGTCAAGAGCGCTCTGGGTGCTCTGCCCCTGTGCCTTGTGAGGCGTGTTACGAATCCTTCGGTGGCGCGTCCGCTTCATCCGCCGCGCGGGCCTCGTCGTAGGCGCGGGCGTCTCGAGCCACGCGCCGGGCGTGCTGCGTGTCCCGGTGGCGCCGGGTGGCGTCGGGATACAGCTTGGCAAAGCAGCGCGGGCACAGCGTCCAATGCGCCGGCGCCTGGCAGACGCGACAGATCCCCGGCGTGATCATGGCTGCACCCGTTCGCGCTTCAGCCGCGCCAGGTCGCAATACTCCGCGCAGTACTCCGGCCACGTCGCGAGGATCTTCGCGCGGTTAATCACGTCGGCGCGCATCCACAACATACCGAGACACTGGACGAACGAGCCGCCGTACCGCTGCATCGCTTCGGCCATCTCAAAATCCGTCACGGGATCGGGCGCCATGGCTAGAAGGGAACCGTGGCCGGATCGACGTAGGGGTGGATCGCTTTCAACGTCGCGTACTTGTCCTGTTTCAGCGTGAACACCACGCGCCGCATAGCGTGCATGTACGCCACGCACTCGGCATACAGGTCCGCCTTATCGGTCCACACGGTGGCGACGGTGCCGTCGCTGAAGGTCACCTCGCCGGCTCGCTTCCCGAGGCCGGATTTGCAGCGCACGATCCAGTGACAGTCCGCGCCGCGCTCCGTGGCCGCCGGCGCATCCACGGCCTGGTCGCTCGGGGTGACGGACGTCCACTCGGGGGGCGGCGCCGGCGTGACTTCGCCCGTGGTGGTGTCCACTGTCTCGGGCGTCGGCGCCGCGGCGATCGCGGGCGCCTGGGTCACGCGCGTCGGCGCCGCGGCGGGAATGTCGGCGGCCTCGGTTTCGTCCAGCATCCCCAGCCCGCAGATCGAGAGCGTGGCGCGGCGCTTGGCCTTCGTCTCGGCTTTCATGATCGCGTTGGCCCGGGCCTCGCCCCGCAGCGCGCTGATCGTCACCGCGCCCGTACTGGCGTCGGTGCGCCCGGTGCGATCGGTGACGTAGGCGGTGACGATGTAGAGGTCGGCGTCGAGCTGCTTGTCGATCTTCTGCACGCTGACGCCGTGGATCTTCCGCAGTTGATCGGTGGCGTCCTTCAGCGCGTAGAGTTTCAGCTTGCCGTTCAAGTGGATATAGGCAAAGGGCTGCGTCAGCGGGTTGAGGCCGACACTGTCGCAGACGGCGTGATAGTAGGACAGCCGCTGCGTGTCGGTGAGCTGGGCGAGGTCGCCGCCGATCAGCACCTTCTCAATGATGGCGGCGTCGGGCTGGGTCGCGAGGGCGAGGCTCATGGGGTTCCCTTTCGTCTTTTTGTTTATGCTTCCTGCCAGGCCGTCACGCATAGGCTGAGTAATTCGGCGCGCTCGCTCTCTGGCAGGACGTGCAGCGTCCGCATCGACGAACGCAGGAAGTACACGATCCCCTTCTGCTCCCACGGATACGAGTCGCACCCGTGCCACCGCGCCCGCGCACTTGGCTCCCGCGTCTTAATGAGGTCGTGCCACCACGCGCCATAGACCGCGCCTTCCTCCGCATCCACGAAGGTGAGAAACAGCGGCACGCCGTATTTGACCGTGACGTGCATGTAGTCTTGGAAGTGGCGACGGTCAATGCCGGTGTCCTCGTAGGCTTTACGGCGGCGTTTCGTTTTCACTTCCACGATGCAGAGCTTCTTCTTGTCTGGAGAGGCCGCCAAACGGTCGAAAGGATGCGCCACACCCTCGATCGGACGATAGGGAATCCACCCTTTCTGCTTTAGAAATTCGTCCACGATGCGCTCGCCAAAGCGGCCGGTCTTGACGCGATCCTCAAATGTGTTCACCGAGCACCACCCCGAACGGCGTAAAGCGTTCTCGAAACGTGACCGGGTCGGGTCCGAGATACACCAGTGTCTGGCCCAGCGTGGGCGATTGACCCTGATCGTGCGGCCCCTTGAACTTGATCCGCCCTTCGTGAAAACACACCGTCCCGGTCGCGGCGAGCCGCTGCCACCAGTTGGTGTCCGTGCAAGCGTTCGACAGCATGATCCCGCTCGGCATCGTGCCCGCCTCAAACGAGGACAGGAACTTGTCGGCGAAGTGCTTTACGGTGGGATGCGCAAACGGCGGATTCAGGAACACGCGACCGACCCACTCGCGCGCCAGGCCGTCGTCGTCTTCGGTGAAGTAGGCCGTCGCCTGGACGGTGGCTTGCGCTTCCTCGCACGAGGCCGGGTCGAGGTCAATGCCGCCGAGCACCAGGCGCACCGCGTCGATAACGTGGGCGGGCGTGTACCATTCGTACTCGCCCTTCAGGTTGCCGTGCCGACCGGGGTCGACCCATTCCAGGCAGCCAGCGATCGAGGCGGGCTCAAGGTTCTCAGTGGCGGTCTGGACGTACTCGGGAATGTCGCTCTCCTTCACTGCCCCGTACAGTTTCCTGGCATAGTGGCGCTGCCGCTCGCTGCCCGGAAAGCCCTCACCGATGAGGGCTTTTTTGGGGCGGTGGTGTGGGGTGCCATGCACAAGGTCCCCAAACTTCCAGTAAGCGCCAAGATAAATCTCGGTGAACTGGTTGCACTCTTCCACGCTGCGCCCGATCGCCTCGTACATCCGCTTGGCGGTTGCGGCGCGGGCGACGACGCCCAGGGCTTCAGCGGGGGAAGACACGCGGGCCAACTCCCGCCTGAGTTGCTTGATGGCCGTCTGCGTTGAGACGGCTTTCGCCACGCGCGGCGCGAGCTGGCTCACGACGCGCGCCCCGCCCGCTTCGGGGACAGCGTCAGGTTCCGCAGCGACGCGGCCGCCATCGGCTTGCGGGGCCGGCGCACGGCCAGCGCGCGATCGAGATCCGCCTTCGCGACCAGGCGCCGGCCGACGGTGACGATCCCGTGCCGCTTACGCCATTCGTAGAACGCTTTGACGGACGCGCAGCGCACGTACTCGGCCGCTTCCTTGTTCGACAGCCAGGGGCTGCTCATGAGGCACGCTCCACCTCGTCGACCGGGAACAAGTCCGCGACCCGCTTCCCTAGATACTTCGCGATCTTCGCCTGCTCGTCCGCCGACGGCGGCGTGCTGCGCAGGGTCACGATCTCGCTGAGGCGGCCTTCGGTAATCCGCGTGGCCATGGCGACGCGCCGCTGGGTGCGACGGCTTTCGACGATCGCGAGTTTCAGCCGGAGGTTCACGGCGCCGGCCCGCCGGGTGCGCGTATTCATTATCGGCGAACTGTATCTAGTCCTCGATACGAAATCAAGCCTATTGTTTTGTAATCGATATACGTTTATGGGTGCATGCCACAGTTCGCTTCTGCCGCGCCCGCGCCCTATATTCAACCGGTGGCGAAAACCGCGGCACGCATGGGCGACGGCCCATGGGGCGAAGCCATTCAGTACTGGTTCAAGGAGAAGCAGCTTCGCCAGGCCCATGTCGTCGAAGGCACCGGCATGGCCCCGAACAAGGTGAGCCGGGCCGCCAACGGGTTAAACGTGCGCATGGACACGCTGCGCCAGATCGCGGAGTTTCTCAACGTCCCGTTTGAGTCCGTCCTGGTGTCCCCGCTGCGGCGGTTGAGCCCGAGCGAAGAGCGCCACGTCGCCGAGCGCATCGCGGCGGCCGCCGCGCGCGAGCTGACCCAGCGCCGCCCCGCGGCCCGCGCCGCCCAGGCGGGCGATCCCCGCGCGGTCGCGTGGGCGCAGCGTATGAGCAAGCTGCCGGCGAAGCTGCAGAAGTCGTTGATTGAAGTCCTGAAGGATTACGAACGGACCGCCCGGCGCGAAGCGCGGGACGGCCGAAAACCCAGAAGACCCTGAGCGCCCCCCAGAAAGTTCGGACGGTATTCGTTATGCGTCACGCGCCCATCTTGAAGTTCCCGAGTGCCCAGACCCCGCGCCGCCCCTGGACGGACCGCGTGTATCCCGCCGACGGCGTCCGCGCGCTGATCGCGCTGGCGCCCGAGCTCGGGCGCCGCAATCCCGCCGCCGTGGCGACCGTCGAGACCGTCATGCGGAACCTGATCGGCACGGACGGCCCGCGGCTCGAGCGGGACGAGCCGCCGCGGCAGCGCGCGGCCAAGGCGACGCTACCGGCCACCACCGTCACGGCGGTGCTCGAGCGGTTGGGCGTCCAGGACGCGCACCGCCGGGCTCAGCTGCGCCCGATCATTCGGGCCTATCTTAAGGGGCGGCCGGCATGAAGCTATGCCCCTTCTGCCAGCAAACGCTGCGCAACGAGGCCACGGTGTGCAAGCACTGCACGCGCGCGGTGCCCGCGGCCGTCGGCTTAGATCCTAGCCACTTGACCGCCGCGTTCCTCGTGCCGATGAGCGTGGCGCTGGTGGGATTCTTCGCGATGATCATCAGCACCCAGACCGGGGCGCCGCGCGGCCTTGTGGTGCCGGGCTGGCTGATCACCTGGCTCGGTGTCGGGCTCCTGTTGAAGGGCTCGGGCGCCGTGGTGCGCATTGGCGGCGCGTTCATTCTCTCGCTGGTGCTGATGGCGTTTGCGGTGTCGTGTGGCGCGCGATGAGCGTCTACGAACGCGCCGGCTCGCCGTACTGGTGGATGTACATTCCCAGCGCGCCGAAGGCGCAGCGCCGGCACTCGACGAAGATCCTCAAGGGCGTCACGGCCACCGAGCGCAAGCAGAGCCGCGCCCTGGCGGACACGCTCTTCCACGCCCGATCGCTCACGGCGTCGGGGGTCAAGCACGGCCTGCCGGTCCAGGCCGAGGCGGGCGAGGACGCGGGCCCCACGTTTGACCACGAGCTGACGTGGTACGAAACGCACGTGCTGCCGCGCAACAAAGGCGCCGAGCGTGAGCGCGGCCTCATCCCGCGGTTGCGGGCGGCCTTTGGGCACGTCCACCTGGACGACCCCACCTGGGTGGCCCAGGTGATCGCCTATCGCACCAACCGCCTCGCGCGCGGCACCGTGATCAAACACTTCGGCGGGCCGAAGGGGAAGAGGCGCGTGCTCAAGCCGCCCGGCCCGCGCACCGTGAATCGGGAGGTGGACGTCCTGCAACAGGTGATGTCGGCGTCCGTCGAAGCGAAGCGGATCGCGGCGTCCCCGCTCTACGGCCTGCCCGACCTGAAATTCGTGGACCCGATCCGCCGCACCATGAGCGAGGCCGAAGAGATTGCGCTGGCCGGCGAGCTGTCGCCCGAGGACTACGCGATCTTCTGCGTCGGGCTCGACGGCCTGGTGCGCCTCACCGACATCCTCGACCTGAAGCGCGCGGACGATCACGGGACGACGCTCGACATCCGCGAACCCAAAAACGGCGACCCGATCACCGTCCAGATTTCCACGCGCCTCCGGGCCGCGCTCGACGCCGTGCCCGTCGATCCGGCCTCACCCGAGTGGTACTTTCCCGGCCGACGCGGGGCGGAGACGGAGCGGGATCGCCGCGGCGGCTACGCCAAGGCATTGAAGCGCGCCTGCGGGCGCGCGAACGTGCCCTATGGCCGCGCCCAGCGCGGGCTGACGTTCCACTGGGCCACGCGCCGCACGGGCGCCACGCGGATGATCCGCCAGGGCGGCGAGAAGGCGATCGGGGTCGTGCAGAAGATCGGCGGCTGGAAAGATGCGACGGTGCTGATCGGGATTTACCAGGAGACGATCACGCCCGAGATGGTGGCCGCGGTGGAGACGGTGGCGCCGGCCGCGCTCATGCCGAAGACGCCGGCGACGGTGACCACGCTGCAACTGGTGGGCGGCAAAACCCGGCCCCGCCGTGCACACTCTGTGCACACGCGCGCGGTCACCACCAGAAAAGCCTAGACAAACTCGCGCAAACCGCTGCGTTCGCAACGCAGAGGTCGCGAGTTCGATCCTCGCGTCGTCCACCACCCCAATCCTTCGGAATAGGCGCAAAAACAGGCGGAAACGAGCCTCCAGGCCCGCCGAGTGGGCCACGGCCGACCTCCCTCTAATCCACTGGTTTCCATACGTTTTGGCCTCGGGCGTGCACAATCTGTGCACACTGCTTTGTAATCCAAAGGACCCCCGCCCGGCGTCAGGTACCGGACGGGGGGTGGCGCCGTCACCCCCCGGTAAACGGGCGCCGAGGCTCCAGGGGCTTACGCCCCGCGTGTGTGTGCGTGTGTGTGCGTCCGCCCGCTCGAACGCGACACGCCGGCCGCCTCGACCCGCAGGGGCCGCGGCGCGTCGTCGTCCGGGGCGGCGGCGAGCGGGCCGGCGAATTCGGTGCCGCACGCCGCGCACACCCACCGGCCGGGCGCGACCCATTCGGGGCGCGTCGCGACGTCGCAGCGCTTAGGACAGGCGATCACACGCCCGCCATGACGTCCCACAGGCTGGCGATCTGCGATCGGACCTCCGCATCCGTCGCTGAGGTTTCAATCGCCGCGGCCTCGAAGTTGTACGAGGTCGTCGCGGCGACGAGATTGGTCGCGTTGGTGATCGTCGGGCCGAGCGCCTGCGCCATCCCGAGTGGGTTGGTGATCACCGACTGCGCGAGCTGGCGCCGCTGGGCGTGGTGCTCGACGCTGTCGGCTTCGGCGGCGATCACTTGCGCCTCCGAGACCAGCAGCGACGACAAGCGGCGCTGGAAGTTGGCATCGGTCGCGAGGGCCATCTGGGAGCGTGGGGTCGTGGGCATCTACAGTACCTCGGGCTGGGTGAGGCCGAGCTCCGCGCGCAGCTCGGCGATATGTTTGTCGGCCGCCTCGGGTTCCGGCATCTCGTGTGACGAGTAGCCGTAGCGCATGAAGTGGCGAAACGCGGTCGGGTCGTCGGGGTCGGGGAAGCACCGGCCGGCCTCCGTGTAGGCGGCCGTGATGCGGTCCTGATACGCCTGGCCCGCCGTCG